CTGGAGACTTTATATACAATGGCGTCGATAGAAAAGACAACTCATTGGGCTACACCAAAGAGAACACAGTTTCCTGTTGCAGAATATGTAACAGAGCAAAGAGCAATCTTAGCTATGAAGACTGGATGTCATACCTAAGTCGTGTAGCTACGCGACAGAAAGGTATATGATATGGCAGACGTAGTGTCAGAAGCAACAGGAGTAGAGGCTGAAGGCTCTAACAAGCAAGGCGACCAACCAGAGTCTCCTAATGACAGCCCTCTAGGGGTTTATGCGAGTTTTCCTTACAGCCCAGAACCCTTTGCGGAGTTAAGCGATAAGGCACGCGGCACGTTGATTACACTTGATGACATCTGCACAAAAGCAGATGTAGCTGCACGCCGCATGGAAGTTGAGCAGGCGTGGGAAGCGTTACATTTCGAGAGAGGGTACCAGCACCTGCTGCGTGGCAAGCGTGGAGGTTGGGAATTGCCCGGTGGTGGACAGGGAAAGAAAGCCAACGAGCGTAACCACAACAGCATTTACGACACAAACGTGTATGGGCCTAAGGGCGATATAATCGTCTCCGCGCTATCACGTGAGATACCAAAGGTGGACTTCTACCCAGCTAACCCAGAGTGGGGACCAGACATTATAGCAGCCGAAGAGGCTGATCGTTTCAAAGACATCTGGGCTAGGAACAACAATCTTCATGAACTTTTAGTTCAGTGCGCCAGGATTTTCTGGAACGAAGATCGCGTCCTTTTATGGACACGCTATAATCTTGACGGACAGAAGTATGGATTTGAAGAGGACCAAGGAACGCCCACTGTACCAGAGGATGAACTGAATCCTCCAGACAGAACCCCAACGGGACAAGAAGGACAAGAAGACTTTCTACAAGTTACTGAGTCCGAGTCCGAAGGTGGAGGAGACATCGACGGCGTGCTGGATTCAGCAGGCGTCGGAAATAATGCTAAGAAGCCACTCGGCATGGAAGTTACCACGGCTCACGGGAAACTGGATCATAAGGTTCCCATCTCCGTTGACAATTTCTCCGAGATGACGTTCGTGCAGTTAATGCTGGACTATGATGTTGCGCTTGTGCGTGGCATGTTCCCGTGGATTGCCAGCAAGATCAACCCCGGCACTGATGGGCAATCTTCCACACAACTTGATCGCATTGCAAGAGAGAACGTACGCCAAGCAGTACTTGGTGCGTACGTCACAGGAGACTCGTTGAGTCGCCACACCACTGTGAAGTACACGTGGATGCGGCCTTCGATGTTCCTTGACGGATCAGTCAGCGATGAAGTCAAAGCAGAACTGCTAGAGGCATTCCCAGACGGAGTGCTGCTGGCTCGCGCTGGACAAGAATATGCCTTCTCTCGTAACGAGAAGATGGATGATCACCTTGCCCTCGCGCACCCGTCAGCAGGTAAAGGTCAGAACCGCAGAGCAATGGGCACAGCCCTAATCTCGGTACAGAAGCGCATCAACGATTGGGTTGACCTTCTGGATGACTTCTTCAAACGCACCGTCCCTAAGAAGTGGATGAACGCTGAAGCATTCGACATGGATGCTATCAAGAAGCAGCCCAACATCCCTGGCGACATAGGACCGTTCCAGCCTCAACCGGGACTTACAACGGAATCACAATACATCATGGTGGAACCAGTACCGACGCCTCAACCTGCGTTGCCTGATTTCATCAAATGGTTCATCACAACTCTCTCCGAGGAAATCTCGGGCGCACTGCCCTCCTTGTTCGGTAACGCCACAGGCGAGAACACCGTAGGCAATGCAGTCATTCAGCGCGATCAAGCACTACAGCGTGTGGGCTGTCCATGGAATAACATTCAGGACTTGTTCGCAATCGCTGCAAGGCAGGCCGTGAAGTGTGCAGCAGAATGTCGTGATGGCAAAAAGATAACACAGAACCTTGGGCCAGGACAGGGAAACGTCTCGGTCAATACTGCGAACCTCCTTGGTGGAAACGTACTATGTTACCCCGAGAGCAACCCTTCTATTCCAGAGACTGAAGAGCAAAAGGCCGTTAAGATAATGGGTATGATAGACAAAGCCATTACCGCCCCAATGACTCCCTTTGCTGCGTGGGTATTCAGCCCGTCTAACTTGGCTGAGACCGCCACCTCTTTGCGAATGAAGAACTACAAAGTACAAGGTGCTTCGTCAGTGACTAAGCAGCGTAATGAATTCGAAAAACTACTGCGAGAACCTGCACAAGACAACCCAGTGTTCCTTAAAATGAAAAACGCTCTGACCCAAGCCAACGAAGGTATGCAGAATGCCCAGGCTACAGGACAGATGGTGCCTCCACAAGCAGGCCCCATGGTTCAGCAGTTGACCCAGGCGATGCAAGCAGTACCGCCGCAAGTCAGCAGTGTTCAGGTAGCACAAGACGAAAGCGAAAACCACGTAGTGGAAGCTAACGAATGCTTCGAGAAGATGAACTCAATTGAAGGTCAGAAGTTGAGGTTTGGAGCGCCAGATCAGCAAGCATGTTTCATGAACTTGAAAATGCACTGGCAAGAACACGTTGCGATGGCTAAGAAGATAGCAGCAGCAAATACTCCTCCACAGCAGAGACCACCATCTGAATCCATCAGTATCGACGTTTCGAAGATGCCTCCTCCTGTGGCTGTACAAGCCCTGGCAAAGGCTCAGATCAATGCAACGCCAGATATGTTTGTTCAGCACGCAGCAACACAACTGAACGACTCGGTAGCGAAAAAGGCTATACCCCACGCCTTAGAGCAACCGCAGAAGTAAGACCAAGGGCCACGCCTCAGACGTGGCCCATCTAACGCTCAGAAGGACTCAAAAAATGGCAACAGATATGATTGACTTCGCGTCCATAGATTCATCTACGGACACGGCGGCAGGCTCAGCCGTAGAAACTCAGACTACGGACGTTAAAACTCCCACAGAAGGAACCGAAACTCAGACTACGGATACACCCACAGCACCTGTGCTAAATGAAGACGGCACAGAGCAAACACCAGAGCAAAAAGAAACAGCAGCGGCGAAAGTCGAGTCTGACAAAGCAATAGACACCGAGTCTACCCCACAGAATGTGCGTAAAGCGCTAAAGGGGCTGCGTGATGCCTCACCCGCCAATGCAAATGTAGTGAAAGAACTACATGGAGCGTACGAGCGTTGGAGTGCAGCCAAAACGGTGTTCCCCAAAGGCGTAGAAGAAATGAAGGAAGCAAAAGCCTTCATTGACGCAATCGGTGGACAAGAGGGCTATCAGAAGACACAGGAAGCAATGGACGCCGTAAAGGGTTCCGACGAACTCCTGTACGCTGCAGACCCACAACTATCGAAGAACGTGTACGAGGACATGAAGGCCCAGGGCAAAGAAGATGCCTATGGTAAAGTCGTAGGAAACTTCCTTGGTCACTTGAAAGAAGTGAACGAGAAGGACTATTACGCTCAGATCATGCCACACTTCGTAAACGGACTTCAAGAGTCTGGGCTGAACATCAAGTTAGATCAGTTGAACGCAGCACTGGGTGAGAAGGATGCCGAAGGCAAGCCAGCGCCCAATGTGAGGATGATCCAAGCCATTACCAAGGTCATGACTGATTGGTATAAAGGCATGGAAACCGACGAAGCCAACCGTAAGAAGGTTCCTGAGGTTACGCCAGAGCACAAAAAGTTCATGGCGGATAAAGAAGCCTTCGAGAAGGAAAAGTCAACTGCAGCCGCAGAGAAAACCAAAGCATTTGAAGAGGGAATTGCCACTGAGTGCGAGCACTTCAACAACACCACTTTAGGTGCAGCATTGAAGCCTTTCTTGGCTATGCCTTTCTTCAAGGATTTCCCACGCGAGACAAAGGTTGATCTTGGAAACGGAATCAAGGACCGTCTGTACTCTACGCTGAAGGCCGACAAAGCCTATCAGATACAGATGAAAGCCCTCTGGGGTGCAAAGTCTCCAGACAAGGCAAAGATCGTAGCATATCACCAAACTACGCTGAAGAACATTGCTGAAGACATTGTGAGGACTACGATCCAAAATCGCTACCCAGGTTATGCCAAGGGTGGCAGTGCCGCAGGCAAGGCAGCCGCTGCGGTGGTGAAGAAAGAAACAGCAGTGAAGGCAGCTACACAATCGGTAGCCACAGGCAAGCCGATCTATGTTGCCATTCGTCCGACGAACCTCGTACGCGAGCCCATAAAGGTTGGCGGAAGGGAATACTCTACGAACGACCTACAAACGCTCCAGATCACGGGACGTGGTTTTGTTAAGACTACAGATGGTAAGTCTGTTAAGTTTGTAACTTGGAGAAAGTAAATTAAAGCACCGTTAATCGGTGAGAAAAGAGTAACACATGTCAACAAATTCAGGCCCTAACACACGTGACGGCAAGCCGATTAACGTAGCCGACCAAGCTACCATCGCCGCTTTTGTAACCGTAGTACCTACCAATGTCGGACCAACTACTTTGATCACTGTTCAGTTACAGGGCTCAGGGTTGTCCATTCAGGTTCAGGCACAGGACATCAGCGCAACCACACAGACGCTGTAAGAACATGGACCCAGCGCACTGGGAAGAGCCGTGCAAATCGGCTCACACTTTAGACTTTGATCTAAACACTATCCTCCAGTATCGGCGCGTAAATCGCCGTAATTAATAGTGGTACTGAAAAGGACGTGGTAAGGAATAGCAAGAACTCAGCGTTTGGCCTGTACGTATTGCAGGCTCGATAGGCCCGTGTGTACACTCAGATGCACGCGATGTGGTACTTTGTTTTAAGGAACTATTTTATATGGCATTACTCGAGGCTGCTGTTGAAGCAGTCGAACTAGACGCTATCAAATAGCAAAGGCGTCTACATTCCTTTACCAAAAGTTTGCTAAGGAAATCCCTAAACTATATTGGGGATTAAAACCCACTCTGATTGACTCGAAACCTGCAATGGCAACGAGGCGGAACCTATGATATAATAGGACCGTGAGAGACTAAGCGAGAGGGCGCAGAAATGCGATGCAATAGTCCGTTCTCATGGGAACAAAACCATGAGAGTGCAGCAGAAATGACTGCACCTGAAGATTTGAAAGCATCCCAAGCCTTGATCAGCTTGGAGTAGCCGAGGAGGGTGCCTAACCACCCTCCAGAGCGATCTGTTAGGAGAATGAAATGCAAGGTATAGTATACAAAATCACCAACACCATCAACGGCATGGTATACGTAGGACAAACCACCAAGACGCTTAGTCAAAGGCG